TATGATCTTCCTGCTGCTAACCTGTGGGAATGGTACGATGCGAAGATTTTATATCCTGGATTCTGGAACGAGATTGCTACCTTTGACTATGGCAATCAAACCCCTCCAGATCCTCCACAACCTCCATTGCCTCCACAGGATTGGGCGCATGCGATCGATGCATGGGCCAGGTCAATAAGTTATGTGGGTCCAGGACCAGGGTGAGATATGCCAAGAGCAGCATTGAAGCCATGTTCTTATCTAGGATGCCTAGAGCTGGTTACATCAGGCCGATGTAAGAATCATCCCTATCCAGATGTGCATGATCCAGATAGTCAGAAGTTGTATAATACGCGTCGATGGAAACGGATCAGGGCGAGGCAATTGACCAAGGAACCCTGGTGCGCTGATTGTCTGAAACAAAATATTTATACACTAGCTACTGATTGTGATCATATCGAACCCCATCGAGGTGATCCAGTGAAGTTTTTTAAGGGGCCATTCCAATCATTATGTCATTCTCACCATAGTCAGAAGACAGATATTGAGATTGGATGGGGTGGGGGATTAAAAAGTTTAGGACCTGGGGAGCGACTAGCGGGCGGGGCCATCCGCACGAAAAAAAGTCCCCGATCGAAATTCCAAATTAAGTAAACTATGCCAACCCCGCCTAAGACTTACGTAAATATAAAAAAGCACCTGACCAATTCAGAGAGGGCAGCCCGCCTGAATGCGGAGGGGGAACTGAAGAGGATAAAGCGACCCCAACTGAGGTGCCCAAAATGGCTGGACCAGGATGCCCGGAAAATCTTCGAGGAAACTAAGAAGCGGCTGAAGGGATTGCAACTGCTGGATAATGCCGATGTGGAGATGCTGGGGATCTATTGCGATGCAGTGGCCAAGTACCGGGCAGCCAGCCAGATGCTGGCCAGGTTGGATGAGAAGGGGCTGCCATTGGCCGGTGAAGATGAAATCAAAAGCTGCCAGAGCTGGGCAAGGTTGATCGCCAGCTACGCAGAGAAAATGGGACTGACACCAACGGCGCGGGCGCGCCTAGCCAAGCGAAAGGCTGAGCACGGTCCAATAGACCCGCTCGAGCAGCTGTTGGATGATGTGACGGATTATGTGAATACCAAAAATGAACAATGAGCATTCTTCGACGTGCAGTTATTTTCTTATTGCTGATCAGCCTGGTGGTGATCATGTTTGATCAACGACGGGCAGACCGGGCAGTCCAGTTCTTTGAGAGCTTGAAGCATACCAAGGGACAGTTCAGAGGTAAGCCGTTCGAGCTACTACCCTGGGAGAAGCAGGTCGTTCAGGACGTATATGGAACATTGAAACCAGATTGGACCCGGCAGTATAAATACGTCTATATCGAGATACCGAAAAAGAATGGCAAATCAGAATTAGCAGCTGCAGCCGCTTTATACCAGACCTTTGCGGATGGAGAAATGACCGGGGAGATCTACGGTTGCGCGGCCGATAAGGACCAGGCCAGCCTGGTCTTCAATGTAGCTATTGGCATGATCGATCAAGCACCAGCGCTTTTGAAGCGGGTAAAGATCGTGGAATCGATGAAGAAAATCATCGACCACAAAACTGGATCAATCTACCGGGCCGAATCAGCGGAGGCTTATACCAAACATGGTTTGAATGTCAGCGCTTGCATATTCGATGAGCTGCATGCCCAGCCCAACCGGGATCTGTGGGATGTGATGACATTTGGAGCCGGCGATGCACGCCGGCAGCCAATCTGGTGGATCATCACCACGTCAGGAGATGACCCAGACCGGGTCAGTATAGGCTGGGAACAGCACGAAAAAGCGTTGAAGATCCTATCTGGAGAAATCATCGATCCAACCTGGTATGTCATAATCTTTAATTATGAGGGAGATGATATTTACAATGAAGAGAATTGGTATAAAGCCAATCCATCCCTTGATACCACGATCCAGATTGATTCAATCCGGGAAGCAGCTGAGAAGGCGAAAGTCAATCCAGCAGAGGAGCGATTATTCCGCTGGCTGAGGTTAAACCAATGGATCACCACCAAACTAACCACCTGGCAGCCAATCGATTTATTTGATCAGACTGTGGGCGAATGGAGCAGGTCAGATCTAGCCGGGAAGGATTGCTATATTGGGCTGGACCTTTCAACGACGACAGATCTGTCAGCTTTATGCGGGATTTTTCCACCACAGGGAGAGCAACTGGACTGGAGGGTGATCTGGGATCCATTCATCCCGGCGGACAATATGCAGGAGCGGATCCGAAACGACCATGTGCCGTATGATATCTGGCTGAAATCCGGTTATCTGACAGCAACACAAGGAAATATCATCGACTATACCGAAATCCACAAAAGGATCCTTTTGTGGAAAACACTTTATAACGTAAAAGAGGTGGATGCGGACCGGGCCTTTGCCACAATGCTATTACAGGAGCTGACGATCGATGGTCTGACATGCGTGGATGTGCCACAAACATTCGTCAGTCTTACAGATCCTCTCAATCAGACCGAGATCCTACTGAAAGGAAAGCCACCGGAGGGTGATCTCAAGATTGCATCAGGCACACTACTGACCGGAAATATGACCCATGAAAATAACCTGGTTGCCAAGTGGTGTTTTGGTAATACTTCAATTGCAACCAATGGTCAGGGATTTATCAAATATGTAAAAGAGCATAAAGGTAAATCAGTGGATCGCACCAAACGGATCGACTGCATTGCCGCATTGATCACCGGAATGGCCAGGGCTAGATTCTATAAATCAAGCAAATCGGTCTATGAAAGCCGGGGCTTGATCACCCTATGAAGATTATAAAGAACATCCCGATCAATTTTATGGTCTTTTTGGCTGGCATGGCATTATTTTTTGGAGGAACATACCTGATCTATCCACCGGCAGCGTTGATCGGGAGTGGCATGATCTTGATAGGCGTCAGCCTGTTTGGGGAGCGGAAACCATGAGCTTTTTCGAGCAGCTCTTAGAGAAACGAAGCGAGGGAAGACCGATATCACCTCTGACCTGGGAAGGGCTGATGAGTTTGCTGGGTGGTAGTGCATCAATCACCGGAAAGGTGGTAAATCCATCAACTGCATTGCAATTGAGCGCCGTTTATGCCTGTGTGACCTTGCTTTCTGAGACTTTTGGATCACTACCGCTGCTTTTATATCGTCGATTGATCCAGGGAAAGGAAAGAGCTACCGATCACCCACTTTATCCAGTGCTGCATGATATACCCAATCCGGAAGTCACCAGCATCGAACTGCGCTCGATGATGATGGCCCATGATCTGCTATGGGGACATTCCTATGCGGAGGTGGTACGGAATGGGGCAGGACAGATCAAACAATTATGGCCAATACCGCCATCTCGAGTGATACCCACCCGGAATGCAAGGAATGAACTTGTTTTCGATGTGAATCTTGAGGCAGGAGATGAGCCAGGTTTGAAACCAAATGAAGGATTGGTTCGGCTGAGCGCCAACCGGATTCTGAATATTGGGGCACCGTTGGGATTATCTCCGATCAGCCTGGCACGCGAGACCTTTGGGTTATCGATGGCAGCTGAAGAATATGGAGCAAGGTTCTTTTCCAATGATTCTACGCCTGGCGGGATTGTAGAGCATCCGGGTAATCTTTCGCAGGAGGCCCAGGAACGGCTAAGAACGCAGATCGAAACACAGACACGAGGATTATCCAACAAACACCGCCTGATGCTGCTGGAAGAGGGGATGAAATGGCACCAGATGGGTCTGGCTCCAGAGGATAGCCAGTTCCTAGAAACACGCAAATTTCAGATAGCGGAGATCGCCAGGATCTTTCGAGTGCCGCCATTCATGATTGGAGATGTGGAGCGATCGACGAGCTGGGGAACGGGGATCGAGCAGCAAAATATCGGTTTCGTCACCTATTCTTTACGCAGCTGGCTGGTGAGATGGGAACAACGGTTAAATATGACCCTCCTGACGGAGGATGAGCGGAAAATTTATTTTGCTGAATTATTAGTAGATGGACTATTGAGAGGCGATTATAAGACTCGCCAGGAAGGCCTGGCGGTCCAACGCCAGAATGGGGTCATCAATGCAGATGAATGGCGTGAAGTTGAAAACATGAATGCGATCGAAGATGGAAGTGGAAAGGCTTACCTGGTAAACGCGGCTATGGCGCCGGTCGGTATTCCACAACCACGCCCGAAGGAATCAAACTGATGGATGAAAACCAGATCAATTGGATCGAAGATTTAAAAAAGGTGACTTTGAAACCTGGAGACGTTTTGGTTTTGAAGACAAAAATAAATCCCACCAGTGATCAAATAGTAAGCATCGATAAAATCTTTCTTAAGGTTTTTCCAAACCATAAAGTCATTATTTTGAATCCAGGAATGGATCTGGGCGTAATTTCTGTAGAAATAAAACAGGAGGGCAGTAATCATGCCTAACGTAGGAAGAAAAGCACCTGATAAGGAACATACCCAGAGTGTCTGTTTTTATAAGGAAAAATGGACCAAGGAAAGCTCCAATAAATGGTGTAAGGACCATGATTATTACGTGGATGGATTGGATGAAACCGATACCCTATACCGCTACCGGCAATATGACCCGGATGATAGCAAATTCAGATACCGGAATCAAGAAATCGAGAAGGATTCGATCTTCCTGGTGATCGGCTATCTTAAGGAGAAAAAGAGCATGGATCCAAAATATGAACTCAGACATGTCCCATTCGAACAATTCGAGTTGCGAGAAGGGGAAGGCCAGCCTCCGAAACTGGTCGGTTATGCCGCAGTCTTCAACCAGGAAACGATCATTTGGGGCATATGGCGGGAGAAGTTTGCGTCAGGTGCCTTCAAAAAGACGATCCAGGAACACGACATCAGGGCGCTGTGGAATCATAATACCGACCTGGTGCTTGGGCGCAACAAGGCAGGAACTTTAATCTTATCAGAGGATGATCATGGCCTGCATATGGAAAATACGCCTCCAGATACCCAGGCGGGACGGGATGCAGTGACTTCGATCAAACGCAAAGATGTGTCGCAGATGTCGATCGCATTCGAGGCGATCAAACAGGAATGGTACATCCCGGAGGACAGACGTGAGATGCCACTTAGGACCGTGATCGAATCCAAATTATATGAGGTCAGTCCGGTAACATTCCCGGCTTTCGAGACGACCGAGATATCGGCGCGCTCGGGGCTGGAAACACCGGATGGAGATCTCGACCCGCTGGAAGAAGCGAGGCGAATTTATCGCTGCATGGAGCGGGGCATGCCATTGACCATCGAGCAGCGAGCAGTTTTGCAAGCTGCTGTGGAACTTTATCAACCGTATCTCCTTGAGCCGGAGCAGACAAGCCACCACTCAAGTGTGCCAGATACCGAGCCAGAGCAGGACCACTGGAAACCCCAGCCGGACAGCCACTACTCGGCGGAAGAGCGGGAGCGGAGATTGAAAGATTTATCCGATCAAATTTATCCTACAAGGAGATAAACATGAACACCATCGAACTACGCCAGAGGAGAGCCAGCCTCTGGGAACAGGCGAAGAGCCTGCATGTCCTGGCTGATAAGGAAAAACGTGAACTCACAGCTGAAGAAAAGCAGCAGTGGGACAAAATCAACAAGGAGATCGATGCTCTTAAAGAAACCATCGAACGTGAAGAGCGCATTGCCCTGATCGATGCCGATATGTCAGCCATCCCGCCAGCATTGATGCAAAACCAACCTCCTGCATTGATCCAGGAGATCCAGCAAAACGGTAAAACCCAACGCCATGCCACCGATAGTGTCCTACCGGCTAGTGAGGAATATCGTAGCGCATTCGATCTCTATCTGCGGCATGGCCTGGGCGGGATGCCGATCGATAAACGCGCCGTGATCCAACCCTATTATGGGTCGGTGGACGTGCGTGCTTTGGGTGTGGGTACCACAGCGGCAGGAGGGGCACTAAGTCCGGAACAATTCTATAACAAACTCATCGAAGCCATGAAAGCTTTCGGAGGCATGCGACAGGCGCCTACAACCAAGATCGCCACCACCTCCGGAGCAGATATGCCGATCCCAATGGCAGACGACACGGATAACGAGGGGGCGATCCTCACCGAAGGATCGAACGTGAACACCACTGGAACCGATCCGAAGTT